CTATAGATGAATAGTAAAAAAACATCGACGAAATTTTATTGGGTGATTATAGCGGTTGAGTTCATCTATATTTTACGGCAGTTTATCGGGTTTTTTTGTGGAAACGTCGAATGAGCGCATCAAATTGTTTCTGAATGGTGGGCATCCACAAAGTAACCGAATAGCCTCAGAAGGCCTAAAAACGACTCAAATCAAAAATGAGCTTATTTTCTTACTTTTCAACAATTTTTTTTCGGCTGTTAATAACTTTTTTTTGGGTTTCGTGTCGGGCGTATCGTTTTTTTTTGTATACGTGAAAATCGTGTACTTTGGACACGATATTAAAACCGTGTACTTTGGACACGATATTCAGGTCGTGTACTTTGGACACGATATTAAAACCGTGTACTTTGGACACGATATTGCGTTGTAACGTGTGAAGATACGTAACGCAACATGTTTATCATGTTGGTATCATGTTACAAGGGTAGGGGGGTCGATGACATAGCCGCCCGTATATTCCCATCGGTGCTGGCCGAGCTTTCTCTTTTTGCACCAGAATATGAGGCGGGGGGGGTTAGATCACCCACAAACTCACCCAGAAGTCACCCAAAAAGTCACCCTTAAGTCACCCACTGGGTGAGGAGCATTGATCCAAGGTGACATTTAAATACCCAAGTCACCCACAAACTCACCCTTGTAAACGATTGATTTTTAACCGAGTGAGCACTGTAGGGTGAGAAGGTGAGATATATTACTTAAAAGTATTCTTTCTGTTTTTCGGGGGCAAAACGGCATAGGAAAAGTTTCAGCGATGCAAAGTCACAATGTCACCCTAGCTACGTTCGGAGGGCTGTCAGGTACTTTGTTAGATGGACTTAAGAAGAAAGGGAAGGTCAAAACCATGGATATCAAAGAAGAAGGGCCGTAACACACGAAACATGAAAACGGGGCATCTCATCAAACCATTTACCGGTGGTGGTGTTGGGTCCGAATTCTACCAGTCCCCTCAATGGAGGGCAACGAGTAAGGCTGTTCTGGATCGCGATGCTGTATGTCAGTGGTGTGCTGCAATGGGGGTCGTAAAGGTGGCTACTCAAGCCGACCACATTATACCAGTAGAGCGATGTTCTGAGAGCGGTGTCAGCCCTTACGATAAATCAAACATCGTGGCATCGTGCATGAGCTGCAACTCCAGAAGGGCATCATACGAAGCGAGAGGGGTTCGCATAGATACGTTTGATGGATGGGTCAAACACCTAAAGAAAATCAGCAATAACAAAAACTCTGGCCTATGAGTAATGAAGAAATAGATATGCTTGACAACCAGTTCTACCTTGGATCGAAACCAAAAAGAAAGAACAAAAGCCCAGAACACGATATACAGGTAAGGTTGATTGATCTACTAAAATCCATCGAACCCAAACCCCTTTATTCGGCCACTGTTGGTGGTGTAAGATTAGCTATGCACACGGCTAAAAAAATGAAGCAAGCGGGTTATTCAAAAGGTATACCTGATTTGCTTATATTTGAACCTAAAGGAATGTACGTTGGTTTAGCGATCGAGGTGAAAACACTAAAAGGCCGCCCATCGCCTGAACAACGCGCGTGGATCAGAGACTTAAATAGCAGAGGTTGGAGGGCTGAGATATGCAAGGGATATGAATCATGCGCCTCCTTGATTAAAGAGTATTTTGAAATTAAAGATTAAGAGATGTCTAAACTAGCAGCATCACATAAGGTTGTCTTCCAATTAGTCCGTGATTCAATGGATACTTTTGAGAGTGGCAATCAGTACGGTATCAATAGCGTTTCAGTCAGTATAGGTGACAGAGTGCAAGCAAACAAAGGCCCGGAAGTGATTATCAATCAATCCACTTTTGACGTAACCAACCTCTCCAGTGCGGACTATTCTGTCTTTGAATTTAACGTCAATTGTTACAGCAAGAACTATGTATTGGCGGCGCAATTAGCTGATATTATATACAACAACTGTCCTCCTAACGATCAAATCTACGTTGCGGAAAGCGTGAATTGGTACATTGAACCTTTGGATTTGTTCCTTGAGTTTAGTGATCGGGATGACTATCAGGCATCAGTCCTCATCAGGCTTAGAGACGCAGGTCAATAATGAAAGCTAAAGGAGGTAACAAGGCCACACTGCTTCAACAAATGAAGGAGAAGGTAAATACAGCAAAATCAGAGGTTGACAAGGTTGTAACGAAATCCAAAAACACACCTACCAGCTCATTAAAGCCTATAGTAACGCTTGACGAGGAAGGTGAAGGGATGTTCAAGATGGTCCTTAACTATTTAGACGACACTGGTTTACTGGAGTCTGTTGATGTTGTCACTATTACCATGCTTGCTAAAAACCTATCTATGTTCATTATGCTTTCACGCGAAATTCAGACGATTGACGATATCGTGCAGGTTTATGAGAACGGATCATCCAATGTGAGCGGTAAAATGACGGCATTATCTAAGGTTCAGGGCGAAGTGGCAAAACTCAGTGCCAAGTTAGGTCTGTCTCCCATGGACCGAGCTCGCATGATGGGGGCAGCCGTTAATGCTGCCAACGCGAACAGTAAATCTGCTGAGGGCGATGAGATAGACAAACTCATGTAAAATGGACACCACATGCCTAAATAGGATGTATGAATATGTCGAAGGGGTACTTGAAGGCGATATTGTCACCGGAAGATACCTCAAATTGGCATGCGATAGGTTTTTGAACGACCTAGAACGACAGGGCAATGAGGAGGATTTCAACTGGGTTTTTAGTCCTGAGGAGGCATCCAGATACATCAACTTCATTGAGAAAGTTTGCGTGCATACCAGAGGTAAGTGGGCTGGAAAACCAATGATCCTATCTCCATGGCAGGTTTTTTTCCTTGGTCAGCTATTTGGGTGGGTTCACTGCGAAGATAGTAAGCGCAGACGATTTACATCAGCTCATTTTTTCGTTGCAAGGAAAAGCGGGAAGACACAATTAGCTGCTGCCATAATTTTAGCTATGGCTGTTTTGGATGGGGACGGAGCTCCTCAGTTTGTTACAGCGGCCACAAAGAGGGATCAGGCAAAAGAGGTTTTTGATGAGGTTAGAAGGTGTATAAAACGATCCCCACCGCTATCAAAACGATTTGTAGCCCATAAGAACGAGATTTATTGTCCGGGAGATGGCACTATTAAGCCAATCAGTTCTGATGCTAACACGCTAGATGGTTTATCATTGAATGTTGGGTGTGTAGACGAGATGCACGCCTTAAGAGACGGTGACCTTTACCGGGTGTTAGCGTCTTCTATGGGGTCTAGGAAATCGCCTCTTATGTTAGCTATTTCAACTGCTGGCTTCGTTTTAGACGGTTTAGCAACGCAATTCGTCAGAGGAGGTAAGTCAGTTCTGGACGGAACAGCTAAAAACGACAACCTTTTATTTTTAATTTACGAAATAGACAAAGAGGATGGTGACGAGTGGGATGATCCCAACTCATGGTTAAAAGCGAATCCGGGTATAGGTAGTTCAATTGAGATTGATTACTTACACAAGCAATGCGCTTCAGCCAAGCTTTACGGCGGGAGGCACATAACTGAGTTTATGGTTAAGCACTGCAATTTATTTGTGGGCTCTCAGGACGTGTGGGTTCAGGATGACGATTGGATGAATGAAGATAACGTAAAGCTACCATTTGACACTTCAAAAGATAAATTCCCAGCATACATAGGTATTGATTTATCGGCAACGGATGACGTTACAGCAATGGCTATAGCTGTTGGTGATATTGAGGACGGTGTTCAGCTTGAGATGCATTACTTCCTCCCAGAAAGAGCGATAGCCAAAAGATTAGAACGTGATGAAAATCATGTTTACGCTAATGTGGCTGACTATGAAAACATACATGTAATAAAAGGCAACACAGTTGACTACAATGTCATCAGAAAGATGATTAGCGGGCATTATGTTGAAGACGGTCAGGTCAAATATGAACCTAAAAATATGTGCGAAAAATACGATATTAAAGGTATAGCATATGACCGTTGGAATAGCCTTAGTATTATACGTGATCTGGGTTCTGATGGTTTGGCTGACAAACTAGATCCATTCGGACAGGGATTCGCATCACTCAGTTTTCCATCTAAAGCACTTGAGAAGTTAGCTATGGAGGGCAAGCTTCATCACGGTGGCGACGATTTCCTTCGCTGGATGATGTCTAATGTTGTTTTGAAAATCGACCCTTCGGGTAATATAAAACCAGACAAAGCTAAATCGGGCGATAAGATTGACGGGGTAGTTGCCGCTATAATGGCTATAGGTGAAATGCTTACATATGAGGATGAGGATTCAGGTTTCACGTTCTTCATGGACGTTGTTGACTTGTAGTGGCGGACAAACAATAATATATTTTAAACATGTCTCAAAACAGCATTTTTGATGCTTTTAACCGTCTAATAGAAAGGACGATTACAACAGGTAAGGTTAAAGATTACGGCGAATCACGTTTCTACGTTCCGTCTGGATCTTTTACACCTACATCTGCGCTACTTGGTGCGGATATCAAATCTTTTCATGGGGCTGACGCGCTTCAAATATCTACTGTTTACGCATGTATTGCTAAAATCTCAGACGAGATTGCGTCAATGGATGTGATAGTAGAGAGGAAAACAAAACAAGGCGATATAGAACCAATAGAGAACCACCCTCTATCATACTTAATGACCATTGAGCCAAACGAGCTTATGGGTGCATTTGAGTTAAAACAGATGATGGTGAGTGACATGTTGTTATATGGAGTTGGATATGGATATATTGATAGTGATAGTGATAAGGTTTATTGGCTCCCTGCCAGCGATGTCACTTACGCAATTGACAAGAATACTGGTGAGAAGTTCTATCATTATCCGGGTGCTCCAACTCCTGTGCCTTCGTCTAACGTACTTGAGTTTAAGGCTTTCAGGACATTGTCGCCAACTAGGGCTCAACTC